ACAGGCTTGAACGCCCACGTCTCGTCCGTGATGTGAAGCACCGCAGCGCCGTCAAACTCCGGCAGGGGCTCAGCGTTACCGTCCGGGTCAAGGACGTAGTCAGCGCGCTCGTACGCGGCAAGCTGAAGCGCAACGTCCGGGTACGTGTTCTTACCCGTCTTCCAGTCGCCCAGGATCAGGTGCCGCACGCCGGAACGGTCAGGGGTCGGGTTGCCGTTCTCGTCCAGCCACACGTACAGCCACACGTCGAACGAGCCGGCATACCCGTACGTGTCCGACCACACCACGTCTTCAGCGCGCACGAACTCCGGGTTCACCGCCTCAAGGAACTCCGCGAAGTGCTGCCGGTAGGGCTCCATATCGGGCGACACGCGTACCTTGAAACGGCCGGAGATACCCTCTCGCTCCGTGAAGCCGCCTTCGCCGCGAATCATGCGCTCGAACATGTCATGGGCTTCGGAACCGATATCAGCGCGAACCTTCGTGTACCGGCGGGCGGCGCCCTTCAGGTAATCAACGACGCTTTCGCGCCCAGCACGCGCCAACATGTCAGCGATGAAGTTGAGCGAATCAGCGGCAAGCTCTGCGGTCAGCTTCGCCTGCCACGGGGCTAGAAAGTTCTGCTTTGGCAGCATGCCCAGGATGGACGTCACGCCAGGATGGATGCGTTCCCGGTCTTCCGGGTGGACGTAGAAGCGGCTTCCGCTTCGGTAGATAGTGCGCACCTTCGGCAAGGTGGCTCCCTTCATCAGTCGTCTCTCTCGACATGAAGGGAGTCGGTGACCGGTGACGTTGTGACGAAGTGCTGCCGACTCTGGATTACCTATAGAGTTTCTTTATGTGAATCTAGAAAATGAGTCACAACGTCACTTCATCACTCACCGCAGGTCAGAAGCCTTTCCCGCTGTGCTTGGACGTGACGAAGCCCCGACCCTAGGCGCTGATCGGGGCTCCGCAGTGGTGCGCTAGCGCTTACTCGCCGTTCTCTTCCGCCGGCACCAGCGCGCTCAGGTCAAGCTCGAACGCCTCCGCTGCTTCCCGGATCAGGCTGTACAGGTCCGACTTCACCTTGCGCTTCTGCGCCGTGTTCTTGACCTTCGCGAACCGCTTGCCGGCCGATTCAAGATCCTTGCGGAGCTTGGCCACCGCCTCAGTCGTGCGCTCAGCGTCGGTCTTCTCCTTGACGTCGAGCGCGGGAAGTACGTCAGCGGGAAGGTCGGCCCGAAGATCGCTGATGGTGGCCTTCAGCTCTTCCACCCGTGCGGCGTTGCCCGCGTCTTCCGCTGCCTCAAGCTCCTTCGCGTGCTGCTGAATCTTCTCGACGCGGCGATTGAGACGCATCTGCTCAGTGCGGCCACGCAGCGGGAGTTCGACCCCATGGTCGGCGTACAGCTTCCGAATGGCGGCTTCCGGTGACAGCTTCTCGTCAGCCTCAACGGCGGCAGCGGCATCGGGGAAGATCTCCCGCAGAAGCTCAAGGTCATCACGGGTGTAGCCGCGAAGCCAATCCACGAGTACGTCACTGGCCTTGTTCTGCGTGGCCTTGATCAGCGAAGCATGGGCGGCACGGCGCTCAACGTCGTCTTCGGACACGCCCTTAAGCGCGTCGTCGTACACCTTGCTGGCGGCGTTGCGGGTCGCCTTCATGCGCCACGGGATATCCGGCAGTCCCGTCTCAGGGTCAACCATGTTCTGACGGATCGTCAGGAGAACGTTGGCCACCACTTCGCCGGCCGAAGTCAGCTTCATGCCGGCTTCGGTGCCTTCGCGCATCTTCTCGACGCCAACCGCAATGAGTTCGGGCACGTGCGCCCACTTCATCGGGTCATCACTGATCGTGGCCACCTCAGCGGCAGGGGCAGGCTCCGGCTTGGCAGTCGCGGCCTTGAACGCCTCGTCCTTCGCCTTCCGCAGTGCGGTGCGCTTGTTGGTCGGAAGCTGAAGAATATTCGACTCAGCCTCAGCCTTCAGCTCAGCGGCAAGGGTGGCCGCGCCTTCGTCTCCCGGCTTGATCTCCTTGATCTGATCGATCGTCGCGTGAACGTCACTGATCAGCGCGTCAACGTCGGCGTTCGCTGCCTGAGCCGGCGCAGCTTCGGTCTTCTTCTTCGGCGGCATGTCGTCTTCTCCTGTCCGGGGGAACCTGTAGCGCTCACCCGTGTCACGGTTGCTGATCGTGAGGGTAACGGCACTATCGCGAAGCTGTGCGGCCTTCACGATTTCGTCCGCCAGATACTCGGCACGCTCCGCCGTATCGAACGGGCGATTCTGCTCAGCCTGTCCGGCGTACTGGAAAGTCAGGCGCCAAGGCAGGCGCTCACCCTTCTTCGGCATGTCGTCCCCTTCTCGATTCAGTCACCCTATCGGAGTGATCTTGTCGCGTCCAACACACTCACCGTGAGTAGGACCACGAACTGAAGGCTACTCACGTGAGTGTGTTCGCACAACCCCGGAACGCAAAAATGCCCCGCACCAACCAACCCGAAGGCCAGTCAGTGCGGGGCAAATATCAGCGGCGGGGGAGGAGGAGACTGTCAACGATCGCGTTCAAATCGCGCAGCGTCCCCGTGTTGGCAATGGTCATGTCCGTGACGTAGTCGGCTAGCTCCGTCTCACTCGCGTGCCTGCCCGCGTCGCCGGCCAACCCAGCATTGGGGCGCGTCACCCGCACGAGAACGAAGCCACGCTCCAGCAGCCACCGCGCCTCGTTCTCGTACCGGACGTCAGTCACGACAACCGGAAGGCTCAGGCGATTCGCAGCGTCGATAGCCCCACGAGCGGCACGCACCCAAAAGTCCGGGTCAAGGTCACGCACCGCCTGTGCGTAGTCCTGAAGGAAGCGGCGAACCTCCGTGTACTGCTTCGCGCCCTCCCACCCGTGCTCACGCACAACGTCCGACAGTCGAATTTGCCGGTACGCGGTAGGTCCCGCCCACACCTCAACGTATGGGTCAACCTTCAGCGCCGCTTCCTTCAGCCGGTCAGCGAACGCCACCCGCTGATAGCCATGACGCGCGAACAGGCGAAACGCCACGCTGTCCTTCCCTGCGCGCGCCTGCCCGATAAGCCCTACGTGTCGATATCGGATCACTGCCCGAACTCCCTTCGCTGAGTGTGTCACCACCCAGGAAGGGAGTCGGGAACCTACGCGCCCAGGAACAGGCGCACCACCCGGACCACTTCATCAGTCGGGAACCCAGGGAAATACCGGGCGACGAACGGCAGCGCGACCAGCACAGCCGAACCCACCTTCCGCCGATGCGCCCATACGAACGCCGCAACACCCAGCGCGAACGCCTTCACACCCGTAGTGCCTACGCTGTGCTCACCCATTTAGCCTCCAACCGCCTTAGTGATCGTGATTCCTGCACTGACAAAAGAGCCGATAAGCGCCGCCGGCACGGCATACTTCCAACGCTCCACACTGCGGAGACGCGTTTCGTGATCGTCAATCGCCTTCGAAACCTCAGCGTTCGACTGGACCAGCGAGCGCACGTCATCCCGCAGACCAACGATTTGGTCATAGATTTCGCGCGCGCTAATGGTCACCCCTAGCGGTTCCTGCTCAGCCACAGCGCCCCCGTTATGCGGTAACAGTGAACCCGTGCTTCGCGCCGAGCTTGGTCAACGACGTCTTGCCGGGAATCCCGTCAGCATCAGCACCCTTGTAACCAAGCTTGGTCTGCCACTTCCGGTACGCGGTCACCGTGGTCGTGCCGTAGCTCCCATCACTGGCGTAGCTGCGCGATAGCAGCCCCTCAGCGAGTAGCGCCGCCTCCACGAGCTTGACCCCAGCGGCGTACGTCTGGTGACCCTGCTTCGCACCGGGGTCCGTACGCGCGGCACTGACGAGCTTGGACAGGTCAACAACAGGCTTTGGCTTGGCCGGCGGCTTCGGCGCAACCACACCCGCAAGCTTCTTCGCGCGCGCCACAATCTCAGGAAGCTGAGCAACGATCTTCGGACCGGGGCACGAAGGGTGATTGCCCCACGAAGCGCCGCCCATACCGTGCCAACCCAGCCCCTTGCCGCTGACACCGGAAGCCACCTGTAGCGGGACACCGTGAGTCTTGTGCGCCCAGGCCAGTACTGCCGCGCACTTGTCGAGCTGAGCGGACGTCAGCGTGTCGCCACCCTGCCCCTCGTTCTCGACGCTGATCCAGTCACGGTTACCGTCTGCCTGAGCCCACGCGCGATCCTTCGTGTCAACCCACTGATACAGCGCGCCGGCCTTGCCCGTACCGAAGTGGGACGAAGCCTGAGCCTTCGGGTTGCGGAACCACGAATCGGTACCGGCGAGCGTGCCGGCCATGATGTGAATGACCACACCACGCACCGAACTCTGGCCGTTGGCCGTGAAGTTGACGGGAATCGGGCGCCAAGTAGCGCCAGTCATACGAGACATGTTGAGCCTTCCAATGAAAAGGGGCAGGCAGCGCGCAATGCACCACCTGCCCCACGTATGGGAGTTACGCGCCGGAGTCGAGCGGCGAAAGGTTCGGGGAAGTGGACGAGTCGACCACGCCGCCCTGTCCTAGCCAATCGTTGCCATACCGGCGAATGTTGGTGCCCGTAGTGATGCTCAGCGCGTTCGGGGCCTCGGTGCCGCTGCCAGCCTTGACGTACGTGTTACCGGTAATCGTGATCCGGTCTGCGCTGGTCGACACCCGGTAACCCGCTGCGGACGAATCCCCCAGGTTGCCAGCGCCACGAACAAAGTTGTTCGACCACTTGATGTAGCTACTGCTGAGCGAGTACAGGCCGGAGAAACCAACGGTCGTCACGTTGTTACCCGTGATCGCCATCTCGGTGCACGTGTCCATCGTGATGCCAGAACCGACGCAGTCGTGAATACGGTTGCCCGACACAGCGGCACCCTGAACGTTGAACAGGCTGATCCCCGTTCCGGCAATACCATGCGTGACGTTGCCCGTGATCGTCACGCGGTAAGCCCACATGACACGAATGCCGTTCTGCCCGCCAGACGAACCACGAATCACGTTGCCGGTAATCGCGACCAGGACAGCGCGCCCGGTCGTCTCGCCCTCCACGATGATCTGTTCGTTCAGCGCACCGCCGTCGCGCATGTTGTTGTTCGCAATGACATAACCCCATGCCGTCTGCGAAGCATTCGTCTGAACACCGGAAGTGTTCAGCGTGTCGTTCGGTCGCGCTGTATCGAGCGTCCGAATAGCGATGCCGGCGCCGCACGCGCGCATGGTGTTACCCATGATCACGACGTCTTCCCAGGAATAGCCCCGGATCGCGTGCGCTGACAAAGACTCGAACATGCAGTCAACGACGTGAATGCGCCGATGCCAGCGGCCAACCGTGCCGGAGTGCGAGCCCACACCACGCGGCCAGGGAATCGTGCCGGGCGTGTCCGAGGCGCCGAAGTAGCAGTCACGGACAACGACGTCTTCACACGGCGTCTGGTCGTACGGGCCGAACCCACCGAACGATGCTGAGTCCTTCGCTAGGTCCATCTGAATAGCCTCGGACGCAGCACGGCCGCCAGGGTCGACATAGCCGCGAAACGTACAGTTAATGATCTGTGCGTGCTTCGTCGAGTTCAGCTCAATACCGTGGAAGCCGGGAACATCCCGAACTTCAAGGTCTCGAATCGTGACGTGCGCAGCGTGACCGATCGAGATGCACATTGCGTTGCCGGTCATGCCGGGCGTGGTCGCGCGCATATTCCATAGGCCGCCCTCAATCGTAATGTTCCCGTTCCCGGTATACCCGCCCAGCGACTGACCCAGATCACCGTTAAGCATCATCGTGCCGCCATGATTCCGGCGGAACTCCGCACCCGCTGCAAGCGTCAGACGCGTATTCGCGTAAATGCGCAGCGTGGCACCGATCAGATACGTACCCGGCGGAACAAGCACCCAGGCGCCGCCCCTGTCACGCGCATCGTTGAGCGCAAGCTGAATAGCCTGATCAGCGTTCGCGAGGCCGGACGAGTCGGCGCCGTAGTTCGTCACCATGAAGAACGATTTCTGATTCATGGACTCCAGCCGGCCGGCCGTAATGTCCATGCCCGGCAGCCACTCTTCAATAGGCTGAGCAACCAATGTGACTCCTTAGAGAGACGCGATAGCCGGACGCGCAAGGGAAATGGGTTCGCCTACCGGATGCGGCTTGACGACACCGTTCGCGCTTCGCGTCACATTGAATTTCTGAGCGTTCGTAAT